ATTGACAACTGTGAATAAAAGGCTTCATATATGCGCAGTCACCTAACCGTGGGGGCGCATTATGCGGGAAAAACGACACCTAAAACTGGTCCGTCCAACTAACGAAAAGCGCACAGTTGAAATGCCGGTGCGCCGACCGAACGCTGAATATCGGACGCGGGAGCATCTGACCGAGCCCGAGGTCAAAAAGCTGATCGAAGCTGCCAAAGACAACCGATACGGTCATCGGGACTCCACAATGGTGCTTATGGCCTACCGACATGGCCTGAGGGCCTCAGAGCTAGTTGACCTTCGCTGGGAGCAGGTAGACCTGAAATCGGCCATCCTGCACGTCCGTAGAGTCAAACAGGGCAGTCCCGCGACGCATCCATTGACTGGCGGCGAATTACGCGCCCTGCGGCGCCTGGAGCGCGAACAGGAGCCTAAATCCCCCTTCGTGTTTGTCAGCGAGCGGGGCACGCCGTTCACCAATCGTGGCTTTCAGGCGATGGTCGAGCGTGCCGGTGATGCCGCTGGCCTCGACATCAAGGTACACCCGCACATGCTGCGGCATAGCTGCGGATACAAGCTGGCCAATGACGGCGTCGATACCCGGACTATTCAGGCCTACTTGGGCCACAAGTCCATTCAGCACACCGTGCGCTACACCGAGCTGGCCCCTACCCGTTTCAGACACCTTTTCCGCGATTGACCGATAGTTGTGGATAGCTAGGCCCGCTTCCTTGCGGGCTACTACTGATTCGGCAGAGGGGACATTCGCGCGACAACCAAATGAGCATTTTGGGCTATGTACCTGAAACTATTTAGATAATTCTGCAATCTGTGCACTAACGGGGAAGCATGCTGTGCACTAATGGAGAAGCATGACTCCAGAACAACAAAACCGACAAACCGAAAGACCGATAAATGGACGATAGCGACTTAGACTACACCGTTGACCGCCTGCTTCGTGGAGAGGCGCAACTCGCCAAAGAAGCCGGATTCGGAATGACAAAACAGGGTCAGGCCCTGGCCCGAGAGTATCTAGCCGAGCTCGAAGCCGACATTGCCCAGGACAATATCAAAAAGCTCGCCGAGGGCGCTGTCCGCCGGGCTATCGGCAGAGGACAGATGCAGCCTGTGCTTAACGCAATCAATTCGCTGCAGCGGGTGGCGTTTGCCATCAACGAACCGGTGCTCGATTTCATCAAGAAGCACGCCGAGCCAAAGCCTGTACCTGAAAGGCCGCCGACTTGGAAGACACACAGGTTCAAGAAGTGGCAGCAACTCAGCACAGCTCGAGACGGTTACGTAACCGACACGACGATAGCCGATGCAATGGTGGTGGCGCGGCGCTTCTGGGTGCCGCTGAATATGGATTCTCGCGGCAGAATATACGCAATACCGCACTTCAACTTTCAGCGCGATGACCGAACCCGCGCGCTCTTTCTGTTCGCGGATGGTGAACCGATTGGCATGGAAGGCCTGCGGTGGCTCAAGATTCACGTTGCTAAAACTGCCAACGGAAACTCGTGGAGTCCGGTTAACAGGCCCAGTGAGTTGGGCGAAGAGGAGCGGATTGCGTGGGTTGATGACGAATACAACAGCACGGTTATACGAAGAGTTGGCGAGGCGGTTCTCAATCGGGAGGACCCGGCCACGATAGCCTGGGCACTCCCGAAGGACCCCTACCAGTTTGTCGCCGCGTGCGCTGAACTTGTGCAGGCATTGGACAAGGGGCCGAGTTTCTGCACGCGATTGCCGCTGACGTTTGACGGCACGTGCAGCGGCCTTCAGCACATGTGCGGCATGATGCGCGCCGAAGAAGGCCGATTTGTAAACCTCACACCCAACGAGGAAAGTGATGATTTCTATCGACGCGTGACCTTCGGAGTCGCGAAATTCCTGGCCCCGGTCATGTATGACGTTCGATACAGGAACGTGAGATTGGGTTTTGAGTATAATGAGCGAAAGCGCGAATGGGAGCCGATAGTCGAGGCACCGCTAGTCGCATTAGACTACGACATTGTAAGCGGTGACGACGGCTGGGTTCGCAACAAGGGATTAAAGTTTCAGACTGAGTGGGAGTGCGACGAAGTACCGCTTGTCGATTTAGATTACGACATTGCGTGCGCCGATGACCGATTTGACTTTGCCCCGCTCGAAGAGCCAGAGGGCGAAGAATCGCAAACGCACAGGCAGCCACCCGAGTGTGATTGGCAAATGCGCCCGATGTTCAGCGAACATCCGTTCCGGTGGCTTATGGATAGGCCAGACTCCCGCGATCTCGGAAAGCCGACCGGCATGACCTATTTTTACGGCGCCAGACCCGGCGGATTTACGCGGGCAAAAGATGGCAGCCGGTATCCGTATGGAATGACGAAACAGATAATCGACGCGCTGGGTCCCGTTTATGGCGCCGTAGAGCTGGCCAAAGCGGCATACAATGTCATCGAGGACAAGGTGCCGCGCGCCAAAGCGTTACGGGATTGGCTGGAGGATTTGGCGCTATTGTGCTCGAAGCATCGCCAATATCTGAAATGGACAACACCGCTCGGCCTGCCGGTTATCAATTGGTATCATAGAAAGAAAGTGAAACGAATCTCTTTGTATCTGCGCGGCAAACGCAAACAGCCGAGTTTTGCCACGGGCTACAAGAACGAAATTTGGAAGCAAAAAGCCGCAGACTCAGCTACAGCGAACTTCGTGCATTCGGTTGACGCTGCCCACCTTCAGCTTATTGCGCTTGCGGCAGCAAACGAGGGCACCAATTTGGTAACAGTGCATGATTGCTTTGGATGCATTGCTCCGCGAGCTGGGCGCCTGAAAAAAATTATTCCTGAGCAATTCATTCACCTGCACAGCGAACACAACAATCTAGTTGACGGCGTACTCTCGACGACACGCAAGCAATTGCCGCCAGCGACAAAGATACCGCCGATGCCAGATATTGGCGACCTCGACATTGAAAAGGTCGCCGCATCATTCCATGCATGGAAATAGAACATGAGCGAAGAAGATTTTACGAAGGACCCTCGCTTTCAATTGATTTTGCGAGATGCGATCTCCTATAGGGTTTTGCGCCGTATGGTAAGAGACTGGCGACGCCTGTACGACGCATCATGCGCCAAGGCAGAGAGTCTGGATTGCAGCAACCACCACGCACTGATGGAGAAGCCGAGTGAGTAGTGAAACGCGGTTCAAACCTGCCGATCCCCGTACAAAAACTGGCGGCCGCAGGAAGAGTTCGCGTGACAGGATCTGCACGGCGCTGCTTGAAGCCATTGCAAAGGACTTCGAGCAATACGGAGAAGAGGCCGTGAAGATCGCTCGCGTTGAGCGTCCCGTCGAATACCTGCGGGTTGTGGCGTCATTGCTGCCCAAGGAATTCGAGATAACCGATAACCGATTGAAAGACATTCCCGACGATGAGCTCGATGCATTCATTGAACTGGCCCGACAACGACGACTTAGTGCTGCAAGCACTGACGACCGAAAAGACCAGACGCTTAACTGAAAATCGGCTGGCCTATTACCAGCCCTATTCCAAGCAGATCGAGTTTCATGACGCCGGCGCGACAGCGCGTGAGCGCCTGCTCATGGCCGGCAACCAGCTTGGCAAGACGCTGGCCGGTGGCAATGAAGCAGCAATGCATGCCACTGGCCGCTACCCTGCTTGGTGGAAAGGCCGGCGCTTTGATCGCCCTGTTGTCGGCTGGGTCTGTGGCGTAACCGGCGAAGTGGTTCGCGATACCGTGCAGCGTGTCCTGGTCGGTCGTCCCGGCCAGGAAGGCACGGGCGCAATCCCCAAGGATGCACTGCGCGTCTGCGTCTCAGCTCGCGGCACGCCAGACCTGCTCGACACGATCAAGATCGAGCATGTCTCCGGTGGTCAGTCGGTGATCGGGCTCAAGACCTACGCCTCTGGCCGCGAGAAATTCCAGGGCGAGACCCTGGACTTTGTCTGGTTCGACGAAGAGCCAGCGTTCGACATCTACACCGAGGGACTGACGCGCACCAACGTCGGTGCCAATCCCGTCTGGATGACGTTTACACCGCTCTTGGGCGTCTCCTCAGTGGTGAAGCGATTTCTGCACGAGAAGTCCGATGATCGGCACAAGGTGGTAATGACCATCGATGACGTTGAGCACTACAGCGACAATGATAAGAAAACGATCATTGCAAGCTACCCAGTCCATGAGCTCGAGGCGCGCACTAAAGGAATTCCGGTTCTTGGATCTGGCCGGATTTTTCCTGTGGCAGAGGAAAGCATTGCAATCGATCACCGCGAGTTTCCGCCGCATTGGCCAAGGATTGGCGGGATGGACTTTGGCTGGGATCACCCATTCGCCGCGGTGGAGTTGGTATGGGATCGCGATGCTGACGTTGTCTATGTCAGCAGGACCCATCGGCTTAAGGAGGCAACCCCCGTCCTGCATGCCGCCGCCATTCGCGCCTGGGGCAAGGAATTGCCATGGGCCTGGCCGCGCGACGGCAGCAGGGAAACGCTGGAAGGCGCCGGCATTGCACTTGCGCAGCAGTACAAGGCGCAGGGCCTGAACATCCTGCATGAGCACGCGCAGTTCGAGGACAAGTCGGTGAGCGTCGAGGCCGGCCTCATGGACATGCTCACCCGAATGCAGACCGGCCGATTCAAGGTCTTCAAACACCTCAATGACTGGTGGGAGGAATTCAGGCTTTATCACCGCAAAGACGGGAAAGTGGTCAAAGAGGGCGATGATCTTATGTCCGCAACTCGCTATGCGATCATGATGTTGCGTTTTGCGTCCACCAAAGCCGCTTACGACAAATTCCGCCGGCCCCTTCATTATCCAAACCTCGGCATCGTTTAGCCGCGAGGACAATTGAGCGACGGCGGCCTTTGCTGTTCAAGGGCTGGCATACCTCATCAATGTCGCTATTGGCCCTTAGCGGACATTTGACTGATATCCTTCAATGTCCGCTTCTGGGGGTAAAGCGGACATAGGCTATTGCGGTGCAAATGTCTGCTTATGACCCAAAGCGGACATGGGGACATCCCTTAACGAGCCTCGTTTGAACCGAGGACGCGGTCGGATCCACGCGCATGTTGGCATAGAGCGCGGTCTCGGCGTTTGCGCTCATGGAGTTGATG